AAGATCAAATTCAGACTCTTAAAGTTGCAATCCAGTATTCTGGATTAATGGGAGTAGGAATTAATAAATTGCAACAAGAAATGATTCCTTATCTGAAACAATTGGAAGAAAATAGTGATAGAATTCTTCCGACATTTGATGGTATTGAAAATAATTTAAACATTGATCTTGTAGAAAAACTCAGTTATGGAAAAAAGAGTATTCAGTCTTCCAATCAATCCGAAGATCTCTGAAGAATTTGTAAATAATATTTTTATTCCTTTTCTAGATCAATATAAGCATTTACTTTTTGATCTTTATTTTACCTGTCGTATGCCTCCATTTGAACAGGATGCGATGGGTGATGTCTTTATATCCGATCCAAGAGAAACAACTTTTAATGCTCTCTATATCTCTCAAAAAACAGGAATTCCTTTGTCTGCAACATTTAATAATATTTTTGTTCGTCCAACACAAAGAAATCTAGATCTTTTCATTGAGAACTTCAAACCACTCTATGATGCTGGAGTTCACATTGCAACTCTTCCTCATACAATCTGGGTTTCGACTGGACAAATTCAGAAAGAGTTTCCAGAACTTTATATTAAGAATACAATTTTAAGAGAGGTTACCCGAGCAAATGAGATTGTATCATTAGCAAAATCTGGATTTCATTATATCAATCTTGATCGAGATCTGATGAGAGATCAAGATTCTCTTCTTGCAATTAAAGAGGCAAAAGATTATTGTGAGTCGATTGGAAAATCAGTTAAGTTATCATTACTGGTTAATGAAACCTGCTGGGGTGGGTGTCCTATTATGACTGAGCACTATCAGTATAACAATACTCGTACAGAATCTGATCCACAATTTTTTAATGATTCAATTAGTCGTAATTCTTGCTCTCGTTGGGATTTGGAAGATTCATCTTTCTCATTGAAATCGGCAAATCTTCCACCATGGAGAGAAGATTGGGAAGAGTTTTTAAATCTTGGAATTGATGTCTTCAAACTTCATGGTAGGGAGTCTGCCATGAGGTTGAATGAGAGTATGGATATGATTCAACGATGGGATAGAAAAGAAGAATTAATGTTTTCTTTATTCAATGATTATATTAAAGATCTATCTTTGAAAGAAAAACCGATTGATATTTGGAGAGAGAAAATCAAAACTTGCAAGTTTGATTGTTGGAAATGTAACTATTGTGAGTCAGTTGTAGAATCTAATCTTAAAAAACAGAACCGTTCACAACACCCATTTGTTCAAATCGTTTTGAATGCAATTAATAATTCTGCAAAGAGTGAATCAAATTTCAATGAACAAAGTTTTAATATTAATGGGCTTAGTTCGAATAGAGTGAGACATTTATTAAATTCTATTTGTTCTCATCAAGGAATGAAGTATCTTGAAGTTGGATCATATTTGGGGAGCACTTTTTGTGCAGCGATTCAGAATAATAGTGTAGAGGCATATGCAGTTGATAATTGGGAAACTCAAAATCTTCAACCATTTGAAAATTCACAAGAAATCCCACAAGCTTCATTAGATCAATTTAGAGAAAACGCAAAGAAGTATAAGGGAAATTCAAAGGTAAGATTAATCAATACCGATTGTAAAAACTTAGTACCACAAGATTTTCATTCAAAAGTTAATTTTGTTTTTTATGATGGTGATCATGATTATACGCAACAACTTCAATCATTAGAAGTAATCAAAGATCTTATTGAAGATACTTTTATTTTAATTTTAGATGATGCTAATTTTTATGGGGTTGTTGAGTCTGCCGAAGAGTTTGTGAAAAAAAATCAATATACAGTTTTATTAGAAAAAAAATTGTTGAATGAAGTGGAGTCTGATCAAATGTGGTGGAACGGTCTTTATATTCTAGTTCTTCAAAAATTATTAGATTTTAATCAATAATCTAAATACTTAAACTTCGTATGTAATTATGCCTGATATTCCAAGGTATCCTGCTTTTATAGTAACATCAAACTTACAGCAAGAACTATCATTTAATCAAACTGCTGGAACTGGAGATCCTTTAGCTGGAACTGGAGCATCAATTCCATCGAGCATTAATGTTCAGCGAATATCTCAAAATCCGAACGGAACTTGGAATGAAGTCTTATCTGATGAAGCATCACCAGTATCAAGTCAAGATTCCCTTTTATCTGCTTTTAGTAAAAAAAGAAATGATACGATTGCTGCGTATAAGGACTTAGTATCCATTTATGATACTGAGATGCTAAGATTTAATGATCAAATTAATCAGAAAAAAAATCAAATTATTAGTTTAGTTCAATCTGGAATAACAACTGGATGTCTAGCAAAAATTCCTACCAATGCAGGAGTAGCGGCAACAATGTCTGTTCCTGGTGCTGATGATATAGGAGGCGTCGCAGTTGGAATCGCATCAACTGTTAGAAGTGATCAGGTAAGTTTGAGCATTTATTCTAATATTACAAATTATTCTGCCGATTCTCCATTTGACCCGAGTACTACAGTAGGTCTTTCCACATCTAATTTGGGAACAGGATATAGAAATGCTGTTTCTAATAACAGTGGATCTGTTTTAAGTGAAACATATCGGTTTATTACTACAGTTTATCAAGATCACTTTACACATCTTACCACTGGTATCACCACCATGGGAGTGGTTTTTAATATAACCCCACAACCTGCAGGAGCAGCAACGACTGCCACATTTTGTGTTGGAATTGGAACTTCAATCATTTCAATAGCAGCAGAAATTGACGATTTACGAGATCAAAGAGATCAATTTTTAAGTCAAATTAATGATTTAAAAGAATTAAAAACAAAACAAGAGGTTTTACAGTGGGGAAATAATCAAGGAGACGCATCTTTAGCACAATACAATACACAACTTCAAAGTGCAATCACAAGCATTTCTCAATACATTGATAACATTGTTACTTCTGATCTGATTGTTCACTATGATTCTGGACAAACCTATGGTATAGAATCTTCTGTTCAAAATACTACAAATATTAATGTGGTTTCTAAATGGAATAATCTAGTTGGTGATGGTCTTTATGCGAATCCACAAACTTCTTTGTATCCAATTAATCTTAACGTTGCAGACGCTTCTTCAGTTGAATTAAATAATTATCCGACCGCAACAAATCAACATTTCACCGTTGATAGTTCTTTTATTGGATCTGGAAAAATTGGAACCGCTAATACATCATATGCGATTGAGACATGGATTAAAGTCACTAATGATTCAGCACTCGGAATATCATCCACAACAAACGGAGCAAGCATTGTTGGTATTAGTTCTATTCATGGTTACGGATTACAAGTTTATAAACCAAATGGAATACGTTTGAGTTTTGGTGAAAGAAGTAATGGAAGCCTTACAAATAATACAAATTTAAACACCAAAACTTGGTATCATGTCGTAGCAACAAATGAAGCAGGTGTTGGTAGTAAAATTTATTTAAACGGAACGTTAGATGCTAGTGGAAGTGCTATTAATATTACATCAAGCATAAGTAAATTAAAAATTGGATTTGGATCTACCGTGGCGAATCATATTAATCAATATTTCTCAGGAAAAATCGCAGTCATACGAATCTATAACAAAAATCTATCTCAAAGTCAAGTGACTCAAAACTACAACGCTCTGAAACAAAGATTTGGGCATTAGTAAGTCTTATGACCATTGACGCCATCTCTGAGATGCTCTATAATATGGGGGTAATCAAGAAAACCCCCCAATGACCACCGCACAAGAAACCGTTCAAGGTATTGTGATTGACGTATGTACCCGCACCTTCCTGCTATTGAGCGATCAGGGCAGTGAGCGTCTTGTAGAGTGTGAGACTGTTGAAGAGTTTATGAACGTTCTGGAAGTTGTGACCGCACAACTGGATCCCGAACAGATTGAGTATGCTGACCTTGCTATTCGTGGTGAGCAAAACTAAATAACAGGACAATGGAAGTTTTCACCGTGGAAGAGTTTCAAGAGAGGTTTGATGAACTAATGGAACGTGTCGAAAATGGAGAGACCTTAGGCATCGTCAACGAAGACGGGCAGGCAGCAGTGATGATGCCCGCAGATGATGAACTCATACGAATACACACCGAGTTAAACAACGAAGCCCCTTGAGGGAGTGTAGCTTAATCGGTCAGAGCGCCCTGCTTATAACGGGGTAGTCTGGGTTCAATTCCCAGCACTCCTATTGCTCCTTTAGCAATCTGGTGAATGCAGCGAACTCATAATTCGCCTGAGGCGTGTTCGATCCACGCAAGGAGCACTTGACCATTCAAACTTCAACAGTTATAATGGTCCCACATCACGGGCGTGTAGTCCAGCGGAAGAGACAGGGACCTTAAAAGTCCTCCAGCGGTGGTTCGAATCCACTCACGCCTATAAAAAGTAAACATATTATAAATAATAATAGTTGTGTTTACTTAAATGTTAAGGAATGGATATAAATCAACAAATGAAGAGTTTGTTGACGCAATTAAAACTTCTCAATCAATAAGGGAAGTTTTATTGAAGTTGAATTTAAGGGCAGCAGGCGGAAACTACAAATGTTTTCACGATAGGGTAAAAGAACTCAATATATCAATAGATCATTTTACTGATCCAAAGGCGTGGAATAAGGGAAAAGCATTTGGACCAAGAAGAGATATTCAAGAATATCTCAAATTAGATTGTGAATTTATAATCACATCAAATAGTTTAAGAAAGAGACTAATTCTAGAAGGTCTCAAACAACATAAGTGCGAATGCTGCGGTATAACTGAATGGAATGGGCAACCAGCACCGATTGAACTTGACCACATAAACGGCAACCATCACGACAATCGTTTAGAAAACCTTCGTATCTTGTGCCCCAACTGTCACGCACAAACTGATACTTATAGGGGTAAGAATAAAAAATAAATATAAGATATCAGGCACCCCCTATGTCTTATCGCATTGACCACGCATATTGCTGGTATAATAACGGCAGTATGATTGTGAAAATGTATTTCATCAATCACGTTCCTTTCACGTTTGATGAACTACCAGAAGGTCATTTGCAAGATGAAGACTTGCGTAGACTAGCAGATCAGAATAGATCGTTTGAAATAGAAGACTTATATCAAACTTCTTTTTATCTTATAGCAGAAGAAGCGCATCCTTGTCTCTTTCCAATGGATCTAGAAAACCCAGAAGATATGCCAGATGATGTGGAATATGAATATAATGAGGAGGATTTAATGGGATAAATAAAAGATAATGAGA